TAAACGCTATGGGATAATAATGATGGGTAGGCTTTTGGATAACATGCTTGCTAAATACCTATTAGATGAAGAAAAACCCCATGGGCTAAAGAAGTTGGTATCAATGCTCTTGCCAGAGTTTGATGGGTATGAAAAGAAAGTTAATGGTAAAGAAGGTGATGACGGGGAAAAGACAACAACCATTGCAAATGCAGACCTACAAACCCTATGCACATACTGTGGGCTAGATTCAGACCTAACCCTTAGATTATTACTGCATTATGAGGTAAGGTTAATGGGCATAGGTAACTTCTACCAAATATTCAGGAATCTACTAATGATGGCAACTAGGGTATTGGCAGAGTCAGAATATGATGGCTTCTTAGTTAACAGACCTTACCTGAACATGCTGGGGGTTAAATATAAAGACCTTATTGCAGAATCAGATGTTGCCCTTAGAGCCCACCCTAAAATCAGAAAGTTTGAAAGGGGGTTTAATGAGTTAAGAGTTAACAAGTATGTTGCTGCACTAGAGGCAGAAAAGGAAGGCGCTACTGATGCCCGTATAGCTAATATCAAGCAAAGAATTGTCAATATAAGAATGGGTATTATATCCAATAAAAAGGAATCTAAGCTATTTGAGAAACTTAATATGAACTCTGTACAACAAATGATTGAGTTCTTATATGTTTCAAAGGCAGGATTAAGATTACCGGTACTGGATAAGACAGAGACAGGCAATCCCTCCACAGGGGAAGAGACCTTATTAAAACTGGTTGACAGAGACAAATCGGGCTTCTTAACTGAATTGCTTAACCTACGAGGACTTAGTAAACTTAACTCAACCTACATAGTGGGTATGAAGGAAGTACTATCTGAGAATGACAGGGTGCACTGCAGTTACCTATTACACGGTACTGTCACGGGCAGGTTATCAAGCAAGTCCCCTAATATGCAGAACATACCAAGGGTAACAACCAATGCTGATATCAAGCCAATGTTTATAGCCCCACCAGGATACTACCTATTGGAAGTCGATTATTCCCAAGCTGAGTTAAGGGTAGTGGCTGAACTATCTGGGGATAAGACAATGATTATGTATTTTAAGAATGGGTACAACATACACTGTGCAACTGCAGCCGGTATGGTGAACATGTCTTATGAAGAGTTCTACCCTATGACTAAGGATGAGAACCACCCAAGACATGAGTGGGCAACCAAGATGAAGAAGAAAGCCAAATGTTATAGCCCAGATACAGAGGTCCTAACACAAGGGGGTTGGGTAAAACTCATTAAGTATGAAGGTGAAAACCTAATACAGTATTGGCCAGAAACTGGTAAATGCGACTTTACAAAACCAACACACTGGGGTAAAACATTATCGGAATCAAACTACCTATACCAAGATAGGAATGTATCTCTTAATGTAACATCAGACCACTGGCAACCCTTTATAACACGTAATGGTAAATATATAAGGGAGAAGTTTAAAGACTTGGTGGGGAAGAATGGCTATATACCCTCATCGGCTTATTGCCCAGATAATAAGGGCTATTTAACTGAAGAGTACACAAGGTTTTTAGCTATGTTCGCTGCTGATGGGAATATAAAAAAGAATGGGGTTATAAGGTTTGGTTTTAAGAAAGAGCGTAAAATTATACGATGTGAAAAACTATTGCATGAACTAGGCTTAGATTTCACCAGGTCAGAAAGGGGTGGAGTTACTAAGTTCTATATACCTAAACAAACTGGTAGTTATTGGGTATTGGATTTCATCACAAGAGAGAAGGAACTTTCTTGGGAATGTTTAACTACGATTAATGGTAAAATATACTTAGATGAGTCAAAGTATTGGGATGCTACACAAGATGAAAGGTGGACTAAAGAGACATGCAGATTCTTCTCAAGAGTTGAACAGACAGTAGATGTAATGCAGGCATTAGGTTCTATCTGGGGTATAAGATGTGTAAAACATACTAATAAAAATGGCATGTCCTTCAGATTGGCTTATAACCCAGGGGGATGTACCAAATCAAGGGTTAACCTCACTAATGCCAAAAAATTAACTAGCCCCACTTGGATGTATGGAGTGACAGTACCTTCAGAAAATTTAATCATAAGGCACCAGGGTAGGGTATCCTGTTCTGGGAACACCTATAACTTTGGGGTATTATATGGACAAACTGCAAAGAAGTTGGCCGTAACCATCTCAGCTGCCTCTGGGGAACCACCCAATGAGAAGGAAGCACAAAAGGGGCTGGACAAATGGTTTAAGACCTTTCCAGGAGTTAAGAAATGGATTGACAGACAACAGAAGATTGCTAAAAGGGATGGATTTGTATATTCAATCTTTGGCAGGAAAAGAAGGCTACCAAACATATATTCTGATAAGTGGGGTATTATGTTAGAAGCACAAAGACAGTCGGTAAATGCCCCAATTCAGGGTGCAGCTTCAGATTTTACCCAGTTAACATCCATCGTAGTGAGGGAAATGAAACTAACGGGTAAGTTACCTTTCTATATGCAACAAGTATACACTGTACATGATAGTATAGGGTATATAGTAAAGCCAGAACATGTAAATGATGTTGCAAAGAAAATTGTTGAAGTGGGTGCAGACCCAGATACACAGACTTGGTTTGGGTTTAGGATGAAGGAAGTAAGGATGAAACTATCCTGCGAACTTGGGCTAAATTGGGGCTCTTACCATGAACATGATTCAAGAATTGATTACGTTGAGAAATATAAGGAAGACATTAAACTATTAAATAAATAAACCATGAAAAAAACCTTAAAAATCGCACTATGTGGTGCAAGTGGAAGTGGGAAAACAACATTGGCTAAGGAATTGGCTAAAGCGTTGGATATGCCCTTTATTGAAAATTCTGCAGGACTAATAGTTTCTGCTGGTAAGAAAGCTGATTGGGGCCGAAGATTTGGTTACCAAGCTTCAGGTCATGCTGATGTTATCAGGCTTAGCAATATATTCCCAGAATTTGGGTTAGAGTTTCAGGCTGCAGTCCTGGAAAGTAGGATAAAGCTTATGGATGACAATGAAGAGTTTATTATCGATAGGAGCCCAATTGATAATATCGTTTACTTCCTATTACAATGCGGGCCTAATGCAACTGAGGAAGACACCCATAATCATTTAGCATGTGCCTACTCAAACCTGCAAAAACTCGATGGTATAATCTATGTATCATACGATGGTATTGGAGAAGTGGAAGATAATAAATCTCGTATAAAGAACATACACTTTCAGAGAATGGTAGTTAACCCAATATTTGAGATGGTCATTCATGATATAGCTATACCCTTACCCATCCTGGAAATACGCCATTGGGATTTTGATAAACGTTTAAAAGACTCCATAACCTTTATAAGGAATATCCAAATACATAGGGAGCAAACTGATTTATTCTTGGAAGGTCAGTGCTAATTACCTCATATTATTAGGAATACTATTATAAATTAAAAAGATGAAAAGCAAATTAAAGGAATACGTGAAGGATAAGGAAATTGCTGAAATTGCAATAACCTATGGCAAAGAAACATTTGCTTTTAACCTATTTGATGAACTAATAATCAGTGAAGCTAAGTTACAAGATGCACTGGAATCCCAACCGTCCTACTACGCTTTCTTAGGAATGTTAAGCAACAACCTTAGAAGGAAAAAAGAAGACCTTGAACTTGAAAAGGATAAACTCTTCTCTAAAAAATACCTTCAATTAAAAGAATCACTTAACCCGATGACTTCTATGCCTTACTCCGACGAATACATACGTAGTAAGCTTATGAAGAATTTGGATTTTGTGACATTAAGAGAGCAGGTAACCAAAATAAATTATGATATCAATCGTTTACAAACATGCCTAACAGCATTTCAACAAAGAAGTGAATTAATCAAATCATTAATATATAAAAATCGATAATATGGCTTTAAAATCAAAACCAAAATCTAACCTCAAGGAAAGATTGGCAAGGAAGAAAAAGGAACTTGCAGAAAAAGGAAGTGGAAAAGGGAATATCGTATTTCCAAAAGAAGGTACAACAAGAGTAAGAATTTTACCAGTTGGCGATGAGAATGAATTTGCAATTGAAGTTACCCAATTCTATCTGGGAGCCGAAATTAAAGGAGTTTTCTCAAACTCAACATTCGGGGAAGCCTGCCCAATACATGACATGTACAAAAAACTGTCTTCCTCTAAAAAAGAGGCCGATAAAGGTATTGCAAAGGTATTAACTCCCAAAAAGAAATACCTTATGGCTTGCCTCGTATACAAAGACGAAAAGGGAAAAGAACTTGATGAGAACCCCGTTAAATTGGTACAGGTATCAGGTGGAGCTTACCAAGATATCATTACCTACTTCCTGGATGAGGATGAATGGGGTGATATGACCGATCCTAAAAAGGGATATGATATCAAAATCATAAGAGTTGGTAAAGGTATGCAGGACACTGCCTATTCAATTGCACCCTGCAAAACAACCTCATTGGATAAAAAATACGACAAAATCTACGACCTGGAAGCTATGGTGAAAGCTGTAATTCCTGATTTCGATGAAGCCGAAGAAAAGTTGGCAAGCTTCTTATCAGCCGGTTCTTTTAACGATGACGATGACGATGCACCTAAGAAAAAGAAAAAGGTAAGCTCTGATACAGATGATGAACCCATCAAAAAGAAAAAGAAAAAAGTACGTAAATAACATTAACACTTAAATGATATGGCTAAGAAAACACAAGGGGGCTTACAAACAATTAATAAGCTTCGTAATAAGTATCCTTCATCAGGCTTAGCTTCCATCATATCAGTACAACCCGAGGGCAGCTTATGGCTGCCTTCTTCGTTTATCTATCTTAATTATTCGATGGGCGGGGGAATACCTTATGGGAAGCTTTTGGAAGTATTTGGTGAAGAGTCAACTGGGAAGTCCCTATTGGCTTTAGATTTTGCGGCAGTTGCCCAAACTTTGGGTGGGGTAGTATTATGGGCTGATGCAGAGAGGTCTTTTGACCCACGTTGGGCTGAGAGAAATGGGTTAAAGCTAAACGCAATTGAATTATACCCTGAAAACTCAGTAGAACACATTTCTGACTGGGCTTATGATATGGCTGTAATGTACCGGGCTCAATTAACACATAACGAACCTATAGTATTAGTAATTGACTCACTGGCTGCCTTAGACACACTAGTAAACCTAGATACCTATTCAATTGACCAACGGGCTGAGATGGGTAATAGGGCTAAGGCTATATATGGGTTCTTAAGGAAGAGATCACCCATATTTGATGAACTAGGTATCTGCGTAATAGCGATAAACCAACTCCGTAAAAAGATAGGGGCTACTAAGTGGGAAAACCCTGATACAACAACAGGGGGTATGGCAATGCGTTTCTATGCAAGTCAGAGATTGGGTTTATATGGGGGTTCTCAGATAAAAGATAAGATTAATGGCTTTGAGGAAAGGGTAGGTGCCTATACAACTCTAAGGGTAGTAAAGAATAAGGTTGCACCCCCAAGACCTAGTATCAAGAAATGCCCAGTATACTTCAATCCAGACTATGGTAGGACTGGCTTCTCTAAATACTTTGGTTTAGCCGACCTCTTACTTCGATTAGGGGTTTTGAATAAGAAAAAAGGGGGTTCGGTTTATAAGTATGGGGAAACAACCCTTGCCAATGGGGAAACCAACTTCAATAAGCTTATCATGAAAGATGCCAAGCTTAGGCAAAAACTTCTTGCTGAGTCAGGGGTTAACACAGTATCAAAAACCCGTAAACAGCTTGCTAACATATCTGAAAATCGGTATAAGGTAAAAGTAAAGAAAGCTAAGGAGGAGGAATCTAATGACGAATAAAAAGATAATGGTTATCGACGGTAATAACCAAGCCTACAGGGCAGTCTATAAGTTCGGGGATATGAAAAATAATAAGGGAGTTTCGACCTCCCTTATTTATGGCGTACCTTACATCTTAAAAAACACCATAGCCAAATTCACTCCTGACGAGGTATATATTACATTCGATGGTGGTAGATCACATATCAGAAAAACCCTATTACCCAACTATAAAAACCGGGATAAGAAGCTTGGGTTTGATTATGAGAACTTCAAGGAACAAATGGACATACTAAGGGCTTTCTTACCCAGTTTAGGGTTATCTGTCGTATATAAACATGACATGGAAGCCGACGATTTAATCTATAAACTATGCAAGAAAAAAGGTAAAATCACAATTGTATCATCGGACAAGGATTTTAACCAGCTTATCTCAAAAGATGTGCAGGTATACAACCCATACACTCAGGCAACCTTAACACATGGCTCATTACATAAAAGAGTTGGTTATAGACCTGAACAAACTGTTGATTACCTTGTTTTGGATGGTGATAGTTCTGATAAAATCCCTGGTTACAAAGGTATGGGTGAAAAAAGGATTAAGGCTTTCTTGGATGAATTTGGGTCAATCAAGAATTTTCTAAATACTGAAACTGCAGTATATAAATTTTTAGATAAAGAAGTGCTACGTGACTTGTATAAATTAAACCGTACGCTGATTGATCTTAGATATATAACTATTAAGTATAAAGAGCTCCGGGACATTAAAATATCGGAATTTACCACAAGGGGGAAATATGACCACAAAACTGTGATTGACTTTTCCCGCAAATATAACATCAATACCTTCCTGCTACCTGATTTCACTAAAACTTTCAAAGGCTTATGAAATACCCAATAGCAGTAGCCTTCTCGGATATCCATATACATATCTGGAGGCAGTATAACACAGATAAAAGACGTACTAAGGACCATTTAGAGGTATTACGCATTGTTGATAAGAAGGCCCATGAGTTGGGGGTACCAGTATTATTTGGGGGTGATTGGTTTCACTCTCCAGATAATGTGAAAAACAAACTTTTATCAATGTTATCGGGTTTTATCATGAAACATGGGATATTTCAATGGGCCTCCTGGTGGGGGATAACCGGAAATCATGATGTACCTGAAGATACCTCAGTAACTAAGGACTTTTCATCGTATGTAGCTTATATGGGGTCAATTTACAAGAATTTCAATTGCATAGATCACAAGTCAGCAGAGGTAATTGACCCCCATGGTAAAATGTGGGCTATACATGGTGTACCTTACATTTTGGGTAATGCAGGGTTTAAAGGGGCTGTGAAAAACCTTAAGAAAAAGGTTGGTATACCCAATATACTCCTAATACACAGCGATTTTCCTGGTTCTACGGATCCGTCGGGGTTTGAGTTAAAAGAACAGAATGTAATCACTGAAAAGAACCTCAAAAGTGTGTTTCAGGGCTTTGACTTGGTATTAGTGGGTCATGTACATAAACCAGGGTATCTCTATAAGTCTGATAAGCTTAAGATTATAAGTATTGGGGCTCCATTACAACAAAGGACATCCGATTCGGGTACAGATATGGGTTATTGGGTAATATACTCTGATTTAACCCTTACCTTCATAAAACTAAAACTGCCCCAATTCAAATACTATGATAATGGCGAAGAACCGGGTAATGATAAGGATATCTGGATTGAAATACCCAAACAGACATCTTATGAGTCTTCCAGTAAGGTATATACTAAGGGGCTTAGTATGGGGAAGCTGGTAGACAACTATTTTATTGCAACCAAAACCCACAGTAAGAAAAAGAAGGCTTATTTAACAAAATTATTAGAAGAGGGAGACAACGTATGATAGTATTAGAGTCAATGGTAATAAAGGGGTTTGGTTCAATAGTGGACCCCTTTACCATGAAGTTTAAGCCTAGTGGCTTGATAGTAATAAGGGGGGACAATGGGGCTGGTAAGACAACCTTCTTTTCAGCCCTCTTTTGGTGTTGGTATGGTAAAACCCTAAAGGGTAATGACCCTTGCAGTTGGGAATGGACCAATCCAAAGAATACAGGTACAGAAGTAATCACAAACCTTAAACGAGATGGTATAAAGTATCAGATTATCCGGACTAGCAATGGGAAAAAGAATACCATTAAGATAATGAAAAAAGGTATACAGGTACCACTAAAGGGGATAAAGGACCACCAAGATTACATTGAAAAAATCATAGGGCAATCTATGAGCCTCTTCAAACATTCCCTATTATTTGGACAGAAGATGAAAAGGATTATGGAGGAAGATGGTACAGCCCAGAAACGTTTACTTGAAGAGGCCTTTGGTATCAACTTCATAGAAAGAGCTAAACAGCAGGCTGAGCAACGCAAACTGGCTTACCTATCTCAGTTTAAGGATGTTGAAACTTCCATCATTGCAACACGGGAAAATAATGTCCAACTAAGGGGTATGATTAAAACATCTAGGTTGCAAAAAGAAAACTTTCAATCAACCAAAGATGCTAGGATTAAGGATGTTAATAAGTTAATGAGTATGGCCAGGTTACGGATATCCAACAACAAGGATAAGGTGGAAGCCCTGGTAAAGAGTATGCCCAAGAAGGATGATAAACTAATGGAAGAGATACATACTCTAAGGGCTGACATATCAAGGTTTGAAGATGAATTGACAGCAGTAACCAAGTATTCAATGAAGTTAAGTATGCTGGTAGATGATGGGGTTGAAAGGATTGCAGAACTAACCAGGATACTAGATAAGTTAGAGGGGGACAAACCCACCTGCAAATTCTGTGGGTCTTTCTTAAGTGTGAAAGGGACTATTAAACATCTGTCGGAAACACACATGGAAATTAATACCCTATCAGAACAAGTTGCAACTTCACGTAAGATATTAGTGAAACAGGCCCTAAAGAAAAAGCAGCTATCCAGTAGCATAACTAATTCTAAACAAGATCTAACTAATATAAGCAATAGCTTGATTTCTACTAGATCGAACGAAGTTATTCTCGAAAACATAAAGGGGGACATGGCTACCCAGAAAACGGCTCTATCCCAACTTAAAAGGGAACTAACCTCATTAGAAAACTCAGTACATATATCTGACTTGCCTAAGCTGATCCTAAAACTCAGAAAGAATAGCAAGGAGCTGACCCTTTTAAAACCTAAATATAGGAAGCTACAACAAGAACTGGAACTACTGACATGGGCTCTAAAGATACCCTTATCTAACAGTGGATTGAAAACATACCTATTTGATTCCCTACTTTCAGACCTTAATAACAGAATGAGTAAATACTCTTCTTTCATAGGCTTCACACCCTACTTCAGCATTAAGGAAAATGCACGCAGGGACCTGGAACTAAATATCATAAGGAATGGTAATGAGATATCGGCTTTGGACCCAAGCGGGGGGCAGGGACAACTAATCTCTGTTGTGATTGCATTGGGTGTTAATGATATTGTGTCATCTATCTCAAACATTAACCTTATGCTTTTGGATGAAATCTTCGAATCCCTGGATTCTAGGAATATGGAAATAATAACTGATATCATTACTACAAAGTCCAATGAACGCTTGGTAATGCTCGTAACCCACAGAGAAGAGTTTATCCCAGAGAACTCCCAAATCATGAGATTTAGGCTAGTAAATGAGAAAACTCGTATCAGTCTGTCTTGACTATTTTAGCATATAAAACAAAATATCATGGCAATCAATTCGAAGAAAAAAGGAAACAAAGCTGAGCTCCAGGTTTCAAAGCAATTTGCAACTTGGACAGGCTTTGAGTTTCAAAGGGTACCTCAATCGGGAGGTCTTAGATGGAGTAACCGGGATAGTATAGTAGGGGATATTATTTGTTGTGATAAAGAGCACAAGGATAAATTCCCCTTTACTGTTGAGGTAAAGTCCTACAACAAGATAGATTTTAACCATCTCCTACTTCCGGTTAAATCTGACATATCAAAGTTCTGGCAACAATCCTTAGAGGAAGGTGCTGCAGTGGGTAAGGTACCTTTATTATTAATGAGGTATAATGGGTTACCCAAGGATTTCTGGTTTGTAGTTATATCTCAGTACCACATAAAGAAGATAAGGGAAAACTGCCCCATCTCAATACGCAGGTTAATCAAACCTAGTATGGCAGTTATATCTAATGGACATGCCATCACAATCTTACCCTCAACCGCTTTCTTTAAAATCCCTTATAAGAAAATATATGATATACTCTCCTAACCTCTGGGCTGTAGCTTCCATCGACTTCAAGAAGGTAAAGAACTTGAAACGGGAACTCGCTAAATTCAAACTGGATATCGAATACAGAATACCTTGCGTACAAGTATGCAGGAAACATGTAAAGAACAAACCAGTAATAGAAGATGTACCAATCCTATTCCACTATGGTTTCTTCAAACTACCCTTTGACATTGCATCTGACCTAGATAGGCTATCCAAAATACAGGACCAGCTTACCTGCCTAAATAAGTGGATGTATATGAGAGATGCTGATAGGGAATTCCTAAGACGCAAGGCAGTTAAGCAAATCAAGGAAAGGATAACAAAAGACTTCGATGCTAAACACCACATTGATATCAAAATCATCCAGGTTAAAACAGTCCGGGAACAGGATGTAGAAAGATTAGAAAGCATTTGCAAACATTACTCTATATACAGTGGCGAAGATATACTAGCACTCAAGAAAGGACAAGAGATTTACTTAAAGGGCTACCCCTTTGATGGTATGAAAGCTGAAGTAGTATCCGTATCCATTGCCCACCAAACTGCGGTAGTTTTATTGGGTACCTTAATAATGGGTGATCAAGTAGTATACAAACAAGTAACCCTACCTTTCAGTAATATCTTTTATAGCATATATGAGAACTTCGATGAAGGCTTTATGTTTACAGATGATTTCCAACAGAAAAAAACAAAATCAAATGAAAAATTCCTCTAAATTAAGGGACGTAACCTTAGAGTCAGTACACCCCCAAGTTTGGAAGGTACTAACTGAAGATGAGAAGATGGCCATATCCCTTTCCTATGGGTATTCAAAATCCACTTGGGAAGCAGGGGGTATAATGTCAAAGAGCCATTATAAATATATGGAAATAAAGAATAGGGCTGAAAGGTTCGTACAACTCTTTAATGCCTACTTCAATGACTGGGAAGTACTCATCAGAACTAAATGCTCACTTGATAAGACAGCAAGAGAATACATCCATCTATGCGTTGAGTCCCGTAAGAAACCAGTGGACTTGGTTAAAGAGCTGGGGGACGGAAGATACATAGTATCATCAATAAGGGACAGGGTATTCGGAGTTGCTTTGGATAGGCTGGCTGAATCAAAAGACACACATGATATTGCACTTCTAAACCTGCTAAGGGAATTCGACAGGTGGAATAACTATCGTATACTCCCAGAATCATACCAAGAACTCTCTGCTTTCAAGAGAAGGAACAAACGGAAAGAGATTAAGAACCTAAAACGAGTCTCAGGCGTATCCCTATATTATGCTAACGAACTTATGGACAAACTGCATATGTCTGAGGACCTGATCCTTGGAATGGGTAAAAAACCTATGTATGTACCCATAATCTCTAAACACATACCCGGAGGCTTCTACATTCTAGTAACATTAAAGAAAACAGGTGTTATTGAACTACTTAGTAAACAATTACTTTACTGCTTTCCTAAGCAAGCACAGGCTTATTCCTTTGCCGATAATCTTGTCAACTACATCATTAACGATACCAAGGTCAATCCAACTAAGGAAGGCATTAGCTTTTGGACCAAACACCGGGAAGTGATCAACCGATCCATCAATTTCAATTTGGTAAACCCAATTGATGTTTTCAGGGATTACTATGAACCAGGTTACTTGGAAGCTGACCTTATTAAGGCAAGGAAATCGAAGAAGAATAAATTCTATAGGCAAAACAAATCAGGCAAATATGATGCTGAGGGTATTGTGTTTTGGCAAAAAGGGTAAACAGGGCAATTTTTAAGTTGCAATTGTTAAAAAAGGATTATAATTTTGCATTAAATATTAATATATAAAAATATGGATATAG